CGGAGCTAGTCGCTTGCTCCATTCCATAACTAGCTGGCGATCTCGCTCGCTCTTCTCGCTCGAGACAGGGCGCTCGGCCTTACGGTGACCGCTACCGTTATACGAACCCCAAGCATCGGCCGGCGCACCTTGTAGCCGGCGCGGGAGCTTGTCCATCATGTTGTACTTACGGTAGAGAGCAATAGTCTCTGCATCTACGCTAACCGCAGCCTTATCGGCTGCTCGAGCTATTGCATTATCGGACCGAAGGTCCTCTACCAGATCCAAGTAAACACCTTTATAGATTCGCTTACGCTCATCATCAATACTTGACATATAGTTATACTTTACCTCTATGTATCTCAAGTATCAGTATACATATACGTATACTATGCAATCAAGGGAAATAAATAATATTTCCCGTAAGATGCAGTGTCAGAGTCAGCTCTAGACCAAGGGGCAGCGTCAGTATTCGTCGTCTTACTGCCCGGCTCCTTTGGTTCCGCCGGGCTGAGAGGCGGAGTTAACTACTGCGCCTCACTCTGACTCTTCGACAGCCCCCAAAGGCTGTCTCTGACTCTGAAACTGCATCTTACGTATCTTTATATCTAATACCCTATCATGCGATTCTCCCGATTTCAAGGGAAATAGTAAAATAGTCTAATAGCCATATAGGCTACATCCTTGTAGCCGTTAGCTTTTCTCTGTTCGTTAAGATTTGTTAATGTTCATCTACTAGTCTCATATCTCCCCGCTCTTAATCATCATGGCTACGACCTTCTCTCGCAGCTTTCGGTTCTCAAGCCTCAACTGCTCGAGCTCGATCAAGAGCTCTCGCTTATCCGCGGTTGCCGCATCCGCCGGCGTCATGCCGGCCGTCTTAGCTTGCTTGAGGATCTGTTGTTTGTGCTTTTGGATCCACAAGTAAAACCCTGGTTTGCTGACTCCCGCCTCCTTTGCGAGAGATGTGGCCTGCTCTCCGGCCATGTATCGCTTCACGTACTTGTCTATGACGTGTTGCGGCTTCTTCGTCTTACCCTTAGTAGGCATGATATCTATAATCTCCATATGTTTGCGTCTTCCGGCCGACTCTCTCCGCTCGGCCTAGGCTCAGGTTACGAATCTAGTTATTTCGCTAGATCCGCGGGCCGATTAGCCCGCTAACGAGAACTATATTAGACACTCAACTAGACTGTCTACCGTGCGGTAGCGTACATAGCGGGTACAAATTGTAAGCAAAATCCTACGTTTGCACGTCTTTGGTGCTTCTCTAGTAGGCGATAATTGACCGTTTGAGCGTCTGTTAGGCGAAAAGCAAGTGGTGTATTAGACAATAATAACTATTTTTATCCACGTGTCAATAGTTTGACGCATATCTCACTATTCAAATGTTTACTAGACGTCTACCGTTTCGTATGGTGTAATGGCGGCACGGTAAAGGAAACGGAGACGGGAGATGGAAGCCAGCAAGAAACTCGAGTGGATCAAAGAGCAGATCTCTGCCGGTCGCGCCGTGTATCTGTCTACCTACACCAAGGCAACCATGATTAAAGCCAAACACCTTCCCCAAGTCCGCGTGCGCGACGGGCACCTGGAGGTGCAGCACGGCAAAGCTTGGCTTAACCACGATTACAGCAAGATCACCGCACAGTAAGGAGCAAACAGACATGACACGCAACGTCGGCGGGGAGAACATCATCTGCGTATGTTCGAAGTGTGCACACGAGATGGACTGCAGTATCTGCAACGGCTCTGGCCTCGTCACGATTCAGTACGGCGGCGATGACAACGGATACGGGGCCGCGGCCGCGCTATGCGATGCAGACGACCAACCCTGCCCTGAGTGCAACGAAGGATATTGGAGAGTGAAACCGTAATGAACACATACACGATCTACCCCCGCCACGACGTAAAGAGCTACGAAGTAGCTGAATACAACATCGTGGAAGCTCCTCCGGAGCTGTGGCCGATGATCCAGCAGTGGACGTATGAGCGCCAAGCGTCGGAGACCCAAAGCCAACTTGCAACCACCAGGAGAGCCGCATGAACCCGAATAGACGTTTCCGCCACCGTCAGATGTGGTGTCCCGCTCGAGATGAATACGCCATTGCGCAAGGCATAACCGTCGTACTCGCTTTGGTGTGGGGTCTAGTAGCCGTCTACATGCTCGTACAGGTGTACTCGTGAGCACAAAAAAGAAGCCAGTCTTGGCTTATCACTTCGTCGGCGAAACGCTCCGCGACGGGAAACCAATTCCGGCCAACGGCCGGTGGATCTCTCGGAAAGAAATATCAATGCGCAACTACGGGCTGCACGCATCCTTGCACCCGTTTGACGCGCTCCAATACGCGCCAGGAGCCACGCTTTGCCTGGTCGAGATGGGCGGCCAAATCGAGTACGGGGATGACAAGGTAGTCGCGCAGAAGCGAAAGATAGTCGCTCGCTTTGACGCGACTGACCTGCTCTACGAGCACGCCAGACAATCTGCCTTATCTGCTGTCCATCTCTGGGGAACGTCTGCCTTATCTGCTGTCCATCTCTGGGGAACGCCAGTTCCGCCGGTCGTTCTTGACTACCTGAATACGGGGCGTGCCGATCTCAGGGCCGCGGCAGAGTCTGCGGCATGGTCCGCGGCAGAGTCTGCGGCATGGTCCGCGGCAAGGTCCGCGGCAAGGTCCGCGGCAAGGTCCGCGGCAGGGTCTGCGGCATGGTCCGCGGCAAGGTCCGCGGCAAGGTCCGCGGCAGAGTCTGCGGCATGGTCCGCGGCATGGTCCGCGGCAGGGTCCGCGGCAAGGTCCGCGGCAGAGTCTGCGGCATGGTCCGCTGCGCGGGAGCGCCTACTTACCGCCGTAGTAGACAAGTTCAAAAGTCTAGGAGCGCTCTAATCATGCGCCCCGGATTTTACGTAAACGGTAGACGGTACGGTTTTGACCAACGCGCACAAGCGATAGCCCGCGCCGAGTGGCTTTGCTTGGAGTTCGGACGCGATGTTAGCGTTGAGACCGTTACGCCTACGGGACAGCGTTGCCTCGAGCACACCGCGCGACTGGAACAGTCAAGACACACCCGCCTATTAGACGACAACGTAGAAGTAGCGTAATCATGTCAAGGGAAGAAGACATTAAGTTTGAAGGGCTTGAACTAGACGTTGCCGACCTAATCCAACGGAACACAAGGGGAGCACGCCTCGCTTGCGCGGTGGCGAGTCAACCCAAACCCCCGTGCGTAGATCGCGGCGACGGAACGCCGTGCGAGTTCTTTCGCAGATGTGCGAGCGAGGTGCTTGCGTGTCGAGCGTTCTACGCCTATACACGTTATTCGGACGACAAGAAGGAGTATGGCGAATGGCAATTAATGGAAAGAGTGCCGACCGCTCGAATGTACGGCAAGACGTACAAGGAGGAAAACAACAAAAACCTGGTCAAGTCTCGGACAATGCAGCCGAAGTGATGAACATGATCTCAGGGGAGGAGCTGCGTAAGCGCCAAGACTCTCTCATGGAGAATATTGGTGCGCTGCGGTTCTCTATTGCTAGAATTGAGTATCTTGAGGGATATCAGCAATTGTGGCGTGATCTGGTAGGTGACTGTCGAGTTATCCTCGAGGCCCACGGCCATAAGGCCCTAGTCAAGCAGATAGACAAGATGCTTAAAGAAACCGCCCCGAAGGGGGCGTGAGGTCTCCCTACACTATGCCGGAGATGGTGAGATCCGTCATAGAGACCAAAGAAGCTGTTGGGATAACATTAGCTGAAGCATTCGAGCGCATATGCCGGCAGTACGAGATTGACGACGGCAAACGCCTTGATTTGCATCACGAAGTGATGGAGTTTTTGCGGTTGGTGCGTGCGTGAGCACCGACGAGGAGTATTTGACTCCGGGGCAAGTCGCTAGACGGTTGTTGGTGAAGCCAGTTACTGTGCGGATGTGGGCGGCGAAGGGATACTTGCCTTCGACTACAACGCCAGGCGGGCACCGCCGCTTTAAAGCAAGTGACGTTGTTGCGTTCGTACAACGAGGGAGAAAGTGCAAGTGAGTTTGCTTTACAAACGTCCCGGGTCTCCGTACTGGTATTGCACTAAAACCCGCCAGTCTACAAAGACGGTTAACCGCAAGCTGGCAGAAGAGTTCGCCAGGAAAGCGCTAACGGCGCGCTGGCGCCGTGACGAGCTCGGGGACGCGCGTAAGCAGTGGGACGATGTAGTCACGGAGTGGTTGGAGGCCAAGGAAGGCACGGCGTCACGCGCCCAAGATAAGATGATTCTCGCCCGGTTTGGCGATCTCCTTGCGAGACGCGATATAGAGGCCGTGGACGAGATCACGGCGGAGGTAGTCTCTCAGTACGCCAAGACGGTGAAGGCCAGTTGTAGCGCCTCTACGGCGAATAGACACCTGAATACTGTGCGGGCTGTGCTCAGAAAGGCGCTAGGGGCCAAAGCCCCCCTGGTCGAAGCCTACAAGCTCCCCAAACGGGAGCCAAAATGGCTCACGCTCGAGCAGTTAAACACAATACTCCCGCATCTTCCGCCCGATGTGGCGGACATGGCAATTATTGCAGTGCAAACCGGAATGCGTGCATCTAATGTCAAAGGGCTCAAGTGGTCGTGGATCCGCGGCAACGTTGCTATTGTGCCGGCCATCGAGACTAAGACTGGGCGCACATATACCGTGCCTTTGTCCGCGAAAGCACAAACTGTACTCAAAAAGCGCCGCGAAACATCGAATTCTGCATACGTGTTCTCGCAAGACATTCGCGTGCGGCATTGGTGGGAGAAAGCGCGAGATGCTGCGGGATTCCCTGATATCCGGTGGCACGACTTGCGGCACACGTGGGCTAGCTTGCACACGCAAGCGGGGACACCTGACAGGGTGCTTGCCCAGATGGGCGGATGGGCCTCCACCCGGATGCTCGAGAACTACGCGCATCTATCGACGGAGCATCTCGAGAAGTACGCGGATCATATCAACCTAGTGGAGACGAAATAAATTTCGTTTTCCCTTGAAGTTAAGTATACGACTACTGTAGGATGTAAACGAGTAGTCGCTTCGTAAAGGAGCGACGGGAGCGAAGCGAAAATGGACATCCCCCACATGCCGCTAGGCGGTCTTGTACGAGAGCTTGAGCGGCTGCGCGAAAGAGCGCATCGAAGAGGCGCGGACGCGGGCGCCGGCCGTTGCGGATCAGCCTGATGACCGGACGAAGAATGAGAGTGCTAGTTTGTGGAGGACGCGATTTCGCGGACGCGGCTTTAATGGCCGACACCCTGCGTCAGTACGACATTGAGCTGCTTATTCACGGTGCTGCGCGCGGTGCTGACAGCTTGGCTGCTGCGTGGGCGCACGATTGCCATGTACCGCAATTAGGGGTGCGCGCCGACTGGAATAAGCACGGTCGCGCGGCCGGTCCGATTCGCAACCAGATAATGCTCGATGAGGGTAAGCCCCATCTGGTAATTGCTTTTCCTGGAGGCACGGGGACAGCCGACATGGTGCGGAGAGCCAGGGCAGCGAAGGTGCGCGTGATATCGGTGCCTCAAAAGGGAATTGAGCAGTCATGAAGCTCTCCGAAGAAATAGCCGACAGCATAGATGATGACGCATACGGCTCCCGGTTGACGGAGTGGGCGCGGCGCGCAGATGAGCTTGAGCAAAAGAATGAATGGCTCGTAGGCATGGCAAAGACGTGGGGAGATCGACTTAACGAGTACGGCGACGAGAACTTGCGCCTAGGCAATGCTCTGGCAGAGATTGCCACTGTCCCATCACATGAGATCGCGCGCGATCCATTCCTCTGTAAGTCGCTCGCGAAGCGCGCACTCGGCAGTTAGTGTTCTATACGTCCGCTTTACTCGAGCACAATATATGCACACACAGTCAGGAAATGCCTTGTTTTCTAGTGTTTGCGCTACCATGTCAAGGTGGTGCACTGCCACTGTGCTAAGCGCGCCCTGGTCACTTTTCGGCTAAATCATAGGCTTTTTTGCATTATCGTAAAGTAGATGAATACATATTCGACAAGGTATAAAGAGGTAATTCACACATGAGTGTTGCACACTTTCCGCACAGTGATAGACGCCCATACGCTCCCCCCGCTCACCCGGACGACATCGCCGAGGGCGGCGATTATGACGACTTGCCGTCCGATATGGAACTCGATTTCAACGTTGATATATCAGACCGTTGGGGCGATGCCCCGGAGGCCGCTTGACCGTCAACGAATGCCCGAAGTGCGGCCACGGGGAATCGTGGTACACGTGGTTCGGGTCGCACGGCGACCCTATGGGCCGGTGCTACCGCGCCTCTTGCGGCCACGTGGGGCCGCTTGGCGGCCTCATGGTAGCGGCCGACATCAAGCGCGAGCGTACGCCGCGGTACTACACGCGGCCGTATAAGCAACCGACTGCGGAGCAAGATGCGGCGATCTACGACCGCTTCGGGCTCCCCCCTGGGACGGTCGAGGGATACAACGAGATTGACGACAGGTTCATCTTAGGGATTGACGGCCCGGCGCACCAACGCCGGGGGCACATCGCGTACAGCTTGTCCGGCGCGACTCCCAAGTCGCTTACGTACAACGAGAAGCCGGACCAACCGTTCATCCATTGGACGATGAAGTTCTACCCGCCGGCAATTGTGCTGGTAGAGGACTGGTTCTCGGCTGAGAAGGTACGCGAGGCCGGCGCAACTGGCGTTGCGTTGCTTGGGACTAATTTAACACAAGACAGTGTTAACGAGATCACGCAAGTAGCCACGGCGTGGAACTGCCCAACGTTCGTTGCACTTGACCGGGATGCGTACACGCGCACGTTATTGTATCTGAGCAAGTATCGCGAGCAATTCCCGCTGGGGCTGTACGCCTGGTCTTTGTTGCGGGATTTGAAGTACGAGACGGTGGAGCGGATCAAGCGGGGGATAGATGGAGAATACGACTTCACGGCTCGAGAAAGAGATATTAGCGGCGGTACTACAGTCGAAGGATGCATATGACCTATTCGAGCGCATCGGAGAACCAGGAGATTTCAGCCCGCTTGGCCGTACTGTCTACGGAGCTGTCGCGGAATATCGAAACGTTGATCCGGACATCGGCGAGTGTAGCCGAGATCATGTCGAGGCAAGGTTGCTTGGACGGCTCACCAATGACAAGCATGCCGGCCCTATTAGAGAATATTTGCACGGTCTTCCTCAAGACGTTTCCGTCGCCAATGTCGAGCGAAGCATCCGAGAAGTTCATCGCGCAAGCGTGGATGCAAAGCTCTCGCTCGCCCTCGCGAACGGCGCCCCGGAAGAAGAAAAGCAACGGCTCTGGAAAGAGCGGGAAGAAAGCGGCGAGAGCCGCGTAGAGACCAAAGAGCCCAGCAGTCTACTAGACGTATTGTCCCCGGAGTACTTGGAAGGCTTACAAGAGGAAGGCAACGATAATGAGTTCATCAAACTGTGGCCAAGGGTCCTCAACGACAGACTTGAGGGAGGCGCTCTTAGAGGCCATCACGTCCTTGTCTTCGCTCGCCCTGAGACTGGGAAGACCCTCTTCTCTATCAATCTCACCGCCGGATTTCTCCACCAAGGACTCAACGTCCTTTACGTCGGAAACGAAGAGCCCGCCGCAGATTACCGGGACAGGATATACGGTCGATTACTCAAAGTTGGAAAGGCTTTTGTTAGAGATAACCGGGCAGACGTGTCCGCGGCGCTGGCTCGAGCGAATATTGGGCGAGTGCATCTCGCCGAAGCCACAAGCTTCGGAGACGTCCGCCGCTCCTTGGAATCCGGTTCCTTTTCCGTCGTGATCTTGGACCAGATACGCAACATGCGCTTGTCATCCGAGTCTAGGACGGCGGAGCTCGAGGCCGCGGGCATTGAAGCCCGCTCGATAGCCAAAGAGTACAACGTACTCGTCGTGTCCATCACGCAAGCCGGAAACTCGGCCGATGGAAAGGTATACCTAGAGATGGGAGATGTAGACAGTTCCAAGACCGGCCTCCCTGCTTCTGCCGATCTGATGATCGGCTTAGGGTGCGACGAACCCATGAAGGCTAACGGCCTTCTCGGCGTGAGTCTCCCGAAGAACAAACTCAGTGGTTTACACGACCGCTTTACCGTCGCGTGCAATTTTCAGACAGGAGTGGTCGAATAATGAGGCCTACCGTTGGACGAATCGTCCACTACAAGCACCAACCGTCGGACGAGCCATCCGCGGCCATAATTACACGAGTTCACGACGACACGTGGGTGTCGCTTCTGATCATATCCCCCGGCGGTGATACCCGCTTTGCGAGCCACTGCGAGCTGGGGGTGCGGTGGTTCTGGCCGCCGCTGGTAGCAGAGCCGGACGCGGGGTTGGACAAGCTTTATGCGGGGTGGGCCGGTGTATGAACAACTCCCCGAGTTCATCCGAAACCCGGACCCTGCCGTCTACCTCCGAGATAACTACGTGGTCCTTGACGTTGAGACTACCAATACAGAACACGGATCAGCTCTTGCAGCAAATCATCTCTTGCTTGCCTGTTGGCGTCTCGGCAAAAATCATCCATCTCGCGGAAGTGGGCGGGATCATTATCAGTGGGGAGATGAATTCAACCAGCAGTCTCTTATTGAGCACATTTACCAAGCTGATTATCTCGTGGCCCACAACACTAAATTTGAGCTCGGATGGCTCAAGCGATGTGGGCTTGACCTACGACGAGTGTTGCCAGCTTGCACGATGATAGGGGAGAAGGTACTTGCCGGTAATCGTAAGGTGGAACTATCGCTCGCCGCCACAGCCGAGCGGCGTGGCCTGGGTGCGAAAGCATCGTTCGTCAGCTCTTGTATCAAAGCTGGGGTCTGTCCTTCACAAATACCACATGCAAGTCTACTGGAATACTGCGCGCAAGATGTTGCGCTATCAGAAAGTATATTCTTGGAACAGCGCAAAGAATTGGCAGCGCTGGACCTGTTACCGGTCTTTTACTGCCGGAACCTTGTTACACCAGCGCTCGCGGACATTGAATTCAACGGAATGACACTAGACCCTGAACGGGTCGCGGAGACTTATGCAGAATACGCGGAAAAGTACGCATCCTTGGAGAAGGAGTTTTACAGACTTACCGGCGGGATCAATCCGAAGTCTCCGAAACAACTTGCGGAATTTATATATGGAACCCTTAGATTCTCGGAGCTTACCGACCATCGGGGTAACGTCGAAAAGACCGGCGCCGGCAGTCCCAAAACCGATAAGCACACGTTAGCGAAGCTCGAGGCGCAGACGGAGGAGCAGAAAGAGTTTTTGAAGGTGGCTAAGGAGCTGGTGAAGCTCAAGACGCCGCTGCAGAACTTGACCAAGATGATGGCTATATGCAAGGAGCACCCGAATGACCCGCGAATGTATTTCACCTTCAACCAAGCCAACACCGATACGGATCGTCTATCCAGTACAGGGCGGCGCGGCGGACTCCAAGGGCAAAACATCGAGAGAGCCTTCAAGCGGCTATTTCTTGCTGGGTCAGAGGGCAGCGTCATTAGCGAAAGCGATGGCGGGCAGCTCGAGTTCCGAATTTCTGTGCACCTGGGACGGGACCGCCAAGGACTTGCAGACATTCTTAGCAGGCTGGACGTCCACCAGGTATCCGCCGACTATCACGGCGGTTCACGCCAAGATGGGAAAGCTAGAACGTTTAGGCCGCTATTCGGAGGAAAATCCGGAACGCCTAGGGAGCGTCGATATATTAAGTACTTCGTTGAGCGATACTCTGGCGTATCTGCAACTCAATCTAGCTGGGCGTTCAGCGCTGCACGCGATAAATTTATCACCACAGAAACCGGATACCGCTTCTATTTCCCAGATGCCAAAATCACGCAGTCTGGATACGTTACCGGCACCACCAAGATATATAACTACCCGATACAGCAGCTCGCTACCGGCGACATCATCCCGCTTTGCTTGGCCGCGATTTGGCATCGTAGTGGCGCTCTTGGTGACGCTTGCGTGGTACGGAATACGATTCATGATAGCATCGTGAGCGAAGTGTCTAGTAATCGTCTATCTGAATACAACTCGATAGTGGTGGACGTTTTTACTGTGTGGATATACGAAATGTTAGAGAAGTTGTACGGAATCAAGTTGACTGTGCCGTTGGCCGTGGGGCTGAAAGCCGGGAAGCATTGGTCCGAGGGTGAGGAGGAGAAACATGAAGCGCAAGCGTTCTTTGACATGTAAGCGCGGCCACGTGAGAAAGGTTCTAGGCAGAACCTGTCATGAGTGCAGCAATATACGCAGGCGCGAGCGTTACGCCACGGAGCCACACTTCAAGGCACGCAAGCACGCACAGGCCGCGGGATCTCGTGCGCGAAACAGGTTGTCTATACGCGTAGCATCCAGAGAATCAGGATGGAAGGCCAAGGGACTTCCCACCCCTCTAAGGCCCATGCCAGACGTCTGCGATTGCTGCCATCGTCCGCCGAACGCTAGCCGCTCTTTGGCGCTAGACCACTGCCATGAAACTAACGTGTTCCGCGGTTGGTTGTGTGTGACTTGCAACGTCGGTATCGGTGCACTTGGAGACACATACGAAGGAATCATGCGCGCCGCAAAGTATTTGCAAACAAATTCTGTTTTCCCTTGACGTATACTATACGTCTACTTTATAATGGTTACAAGTTTAAAGGATAGGCAGTTAACATGGAAATTAATGTTGAATTAGCCAAGAAAGTTCTTAGCGTCGTAGACGCTGGATTGGTGTCGGGAATAGGTGTTCCTGAACCAGGAAAGATGTGTGTCGAGGCGGCGGTTTGTTACGCCATGGGCTTGCCGCACTCGGATGAACCAACTTGCGTATCTCCTGCTTTACGGCAACTTAAGATCCGGTTGAATGACTTGCGGTGGTCTTCCAATGCAGCACGTGCCAAGGGCTTACGACGATTGGCCGTGGCGCAACTTGGCAGCGCCGGTACGTTGGATGACAAGGTGTTTGCATCCAAGGTATCTGTTTTGGTTATCCAGAAGTACGTCCCGCTAGCCTTGAATGCAGCAGCAAAGAAAGCCAAGGGCACGCACAAGGCCGCTCTAACTGAAGCCGCGACTCTCTGCTCTTTAGATCCGTCCATTGAGAACGCGACGAAGGCTAAAGAAGCCGCCGACGCCGCCTCCGCCGCCGCCGCCGCCGCCGCCGCCTACGCCTACGCCGCCGCCTCCGTCTCCGCCTACGCCGCCGCCGACGCCGCCGCCGCCGACGCCGCCGCCGCCTACGCCGCCGCCGCCTCCGTCTCCGCCTACGCCGCCGCCTCCGCCGCCTACGCCGACGCCGCCGCCGCCGCCGCCTACGCCGCCTCCGCCTCCGCCTACGCCGCCGCCTCCGCCTCCGCCGCCGCCGCCGACGCCGCCTACGCCGCCGACGCCGCCGACGTCAAGCGCGACTCTATATTGGCTGAGTTTGGCGAAGACGTAGTGCAGATTCTAATCGAGATGAGGGCACCTGGAACTGAGTTCTTATTCCTTACTGAGGACGTTGCAGCATGATCACAGGAACTATTCAAACGACGAAGACTAACGATTACGGCTTCACAGCTTACAAGATCAATGGAGTGTGGTATGGCGCAGACGCGCAGGGCCCCCCGCGGGCCAGCGAAGGAGAAACGGTCTCCTTCGAAGACTTCCAAAAGACCGGCAAAGACGGCCGCACGTGGCCGTCCCTCAAGCTCGCCACGTTTAAGAAGGTCGCGGCAACTGTTGGAAATACTGGGGCCACTTCCGCTGTCGCAAGCCCTGGAAAGGCTGCGTACGTGGGGGCTACGTCTAACCGTGACTCGTACTGGACAGACAAAGCGGCGCTAGACGCCGCCAAAGACCCCCGAATCTCGCTTCAAGGCGCTTACAAGGTGGCTGTTGAGTTTCTGCCGGTAGTCCTCGCGCAAGGTGCGCTCCCCTCCTTCGACAAGGCGAAGGCTACGGCGAAGCTCGAGATTCTCCGCAGCTTCCTCGATGAGGAAGCGCTCCGCATCCACACCGCGTCGTATGCGGCTACGGTGCCGGCTAAGGCGGCCCCTGCCGCTCAGCCTGCCGCGGAGCGTGAGCCTGGGTCGGATGATGAGAAGGAGCTTGATAACCCGGAGGTGTGGTCGTGATCACGATCTACAATAACTCCCCTTACGAGATTGTCATCACTACCGCGCCGACGGAGTTTTCGTACCAGTGCTACGGCATCAAGAATAACGACACCGGAGTCATCGAGGCGTACATCGGCTCCTTAGCGAAGGCTAAGGCTGTCTGCGACCAATACGCCCACGACTTGGCGCACGGCGTTACGGATCCGGTAGATGCCTTGGTGGCAGCCCTTCGGGGGGCCGCGGGGGGAAACGGCGGCCCCGGCGGGATGATGCAGTAATGACGCAGCTCCTTATTGACGGAGACGTCCTTTGCTACCGCGCCGGATTTGCGACGGATAAGACGAAGTACCTAGTTACTTACGAAAGCGATCCAAACGTCTCGGACGAGACCTTCGATGATGCTAAGGCTGCTAAAGATGCTGCTGCGAAGCACGACGATGCAAGGATCTGGTCCCGTCGCGAGGCGGAGCCGGAAGACAAGGCGTTGATGCTTGTCTCCGTAATGCTCAAGGACATCGAGGATCATTATGCCGCTGAAAACCCGACTAGTGTTGTGTATCTATCTGGCGTGGGCAACTTCCGCCACGGTGTTGCTACTCGAGCGTCCTATAAGGGTAATCGTAGTGGATCGCCCCAGCCCACACACATGCGAGCGATCCGTGAATACCTGAAGTCCCGTGGCGCCATTGTCTCTGCCGGCGAAGAGGCGGACGACATGATTGCCAGAGCTGCAACCGAGAAGCCTGGCAGTGTAGTGGTAAGCATTGACAAAGACCTGATGTCCATACCAGGCAGGTTCTACAACTTCGTAACCAAGGAGGAGGTTGCCATCAGTGCTAAAGAAGCCTCGCTCAATTTTTACGCGCAAGTCCTTAGTGGCGATAGCACTGACAATATACCTGGCTTGCCTGGTGTCGGTGCTGTCCGTGCTAGGAAAGCTCTACTGGGATGCCGCAACCCTGCTGAGTGTTGGCAAGTAGCGCTGAATCTCTATACGGCTGAATTCGGCCCGATCAAGGGGCCTGAGTATGCACTCGAGTGTGCCAGGCTGGTGAAAGTGGGTATGCCCAAAGGAGAGCTCTGGTGCCCGCCGCAGAGCAACACGTCGCGTGAAACCCACGCGGCCTAAGCACACCGCGCGGCGTAAAGCGGCAGTTGCCGCGGGGTTCCGGTCCGGTCTTGAGCAGTCTATAGCGGAGGACTTAAATGGACGATCTATACCCTTCACATACGAGCGGGACCGATTTTTGTATGTGTTACCAGTGCGTAACGGAACGTGCTTGGACTGCAAATCAAAGTCCGTTGGGAAGCGCGCGGTCTATACGCCAGATTTCAAGGTGGGAGAAGTCTATGTCGAATCGAAAGGGAGATTCACCGCGCGCGACAGAACAAAGTTGCTTGCGGTGCGGAAGTCTAATCCTGGGAGAGACCTGCGGCTTTTGTTCTCATCTGATAACTGGACGACAGGAAAACATAAAGAACGGTACTCCGGGTGGGCAAGTCGAAACGACTTCCCCTTCCACGTCGGCAAGACGGTGCCTGCCGAGTGGTGCAGCGGAGCGCAAGAAGATTCCGCTTTACACCGGGTTGGTGAAGTACTTCCCCGACGCGCTGGCGGCCGTGGCCGCGGTGTCGTACGCCGGAAACGCCCAACACAGCCCCGGCAAGCCCTTGCACTGGGATCGAAATAAGAGCATGGACCAAGAGGATACCCTGCTGCGGCATCTCTTCGAGGCCGGCACCTTCGACAGCGACGGACACCGGCACTCAGCCAAAGTCGCTTGGCGCGCCTTGGCGATGCTTCAGCTAGAGCTCGAGAAAGCCAGTGCAGAGCGCTAAAGGCTCTGCCGTCGAAGCGGTAACTAATACCGCGGCTGGCTTCTGGGTGAACTTCGCGGCGAATCTGCTTGTGCTCCCCCTCTTCGGCTTCACCGGCCTTACGGTCGGCAAGAACGTAGTAATTGGGATCATCTACACCGGCATCTCCCTAGCCCGCGGGTACCTTCTCCGCCGGTTCTTTAACCGGCTCAAGCTTTGGAACTCGGTCTAATGGAGGACACCTTGACACTGCTTCTACTAGCCGCGGGTTTGATATGCGCCGTACTCGTCCTGTTCGCTTTTGACATCAAAGAAGACAAGTAGATGCCTACTATAAATCTATCAGAGCTCGAGCTCGAATACCTTGTAGACGCGCTAACAAGCATCAAGGCTGAACTCGCGTCTCTGCACCCAGACAACTACTACTTGCGCGAGATTAATGACTGCATAGAACTGTTATCCAGAGATATTCATGGCGAATAATAAAGGTGATTGGGGAAACCCAGAGTGGGTGCGCGCATACCAATCTGCTTGGAGACAAAAGCACGTCGAGCGATATCGCGCAAAAGACCGTGCTTACTACATGGCAAACAAAGATAAATGGAAGGCGCACGAGGCAAAAAAATACTCTGATCCTAGGTTGTACCTAGGGATTAAATACAAGTCCATGCGCTCGCGCGTTCTGGGTAGAACTAATCGCGCCAGGATCTATAAGGGCTTTGCCCTGATGCCCAAGGCGGATTTTGTAGCGTGGTCTCTCGCTGACAAGTCCTTCCTGTCTCTTTGGGACGCGTGGCAGGGAGCCGGTAGGCCTAGGAAGTTGTCCCCATCAATCGACCGCATAGATACGTTACGGGGGTACGTACCCGGTAACGTGCAGTGGCTAAGTATGTCCGTGCATATGAGTAAAACGTGTCTCTGGCGAGATCACGGCATTAACCCAATTACCAAGGCGGCAGCATGAAGTTACAGACCGGAAAGGAAGTCGTCCTGGCAATCTCCGACATGCAGGCGCCGTACCAGCACAAAGATACGCTCGCGTTCCTCTCGGCCGTCAAGGACAAGTACAAGCCGACGAAGATCGTCTGCATTGGCGACTCGTTGGACATGCATACACTGGGGAAATGGGGCGCTAACCCCGATCTGCCGGGGCCGGCTGACGAGTTCGCACAAGGGCTCGCGTTCATGAAGGAGCTGTACAAGCTGTTCCCCAAGGCAGTCGAGGTACAGTCAAATCACAACGGTCGCTACATCAAGCGCCTACTCGAGGCCGGCATACCGTCCACTTACATCCGCAAGTACGAAGAGATCATGCAGTACCCGAAGGGGTGGAGCATGGTGGAAGACGTAGAGATTGACGGCGTGGTCTACGAACACGGCCATAGATTTGGAGGCATGAATGCGGCCCGTCAGGCTATCCAAGCCAACTGGCAGTCTACCGTATTCGGACACCACCATTCCGGGGGCGGCATCACCTACCAAGCCAACCGTAGGGAGATGCTATTTGGCATGAACTGCGGCTGCTTGATCGACATCGACGCGTTAGCGTTTGCCTACGCTCGTGACTCGCGCCTCAAGCCTACGCTAGGTACAGGCATCGTCAACAAAGGCGTACCTGAGTTTGTACCCATGCAGATAGACGCTAGCAAGCGATGGACGGGCAAGCTGTGAGGCTCACAATACTCCTACTCGTCACCGGATGCACCACCACATTGCCCCACAGACCGGACTGGGCCGTTAACCACGGCCAAGGCCGTAATCCCTCGAGCCAGTGCCAAGGACAGTATCACCAGTACGTAGAAACGCCTGCCGGCGATAGGTTCTTTTTAGGGTGTTGGGGTAACAATGCGCAGCTTTAAAATTCCGGTACAGCTCGCTACCTACACCGTCCGCTTTGCTAAACGGAAGGATCGCTACTTCGATCCGGCCAAGAATGACGGACTGTGCGAACCTAACGTGAAGCGCATCTACATAGCCTCGCGGCTATCTGATGACTGCAAGTTCACTACGTTTGTCCATGAGCTGCTACATGCCGTGTACATCGAGCTGGATAGGGGAGACATAGCATATAATGAAGTCCTGACCGAGACCACATCTCAGATAATCGCCCGGGCTGTACGCTCCTTGCCGGAGGGATTCAAGTGAACATCTCCCACGATCTGGCCGAGAAGCTCTCAGCGCTGCCGGGCGACGGCGTCTTCTGCATCAACATATCCGGCTCCGACTTCGTAATCCTCCGCCGTCCGATATTCGACCGGCTGACGAAGAACAGCCGGAGCGTAGTCATTGCAAATGATACGCCCAAAGAAAAGCCGCCCGAGGGCGGCTAGTAGATTCCTTTCTTTAGCGCCCCACTCGGGGCGTTTTTCATTTCAAAGCATGTGGAATATCGCGTATACCAACGCGACTCCGACAACGACCGCAATCACTGCGGTTACGTTTGGGTGCTTCTCGACCCACGCCACGGTCTTAGCTTCAGTCGCGACTACCGCCGCTTCCACTTTAGCCGGCTCCGCGGCCACGGCCGCTACGTCGCTCTTAACATCCGCCACGGCGGTCTTTACTTCGTCTGTCATTTCTTCGGTTCCTCTAGTGATTGTGATTCGCGAGCTATTGCGGCTGTTTCATCCGCCCGGAGTGCAAGAAGTCCAAGCAACTCTGAGACATCGGGGCCTTGCTCGTCCCGTACGCCACTATCTCCCGGAGACACCGCGAGAACATCTCCGGGGGCGGCAACGCCGCTTTGAGCTCCGGGGACGGCCCCGGTTGCACCGGGCACGGTTGGACGACGGGAGGAAGCGATGCACAGCCGTACAGGCTCGACAGGGTTAGCAGCAACGTAAGCAAGTAGCGCATTGTGTTCATTCTCATAGTCGTTTTGAGCTTGAGTAGCTTTAGCTTGTAATTTGGCGGTCTCTTGAGTAGCCATAGCTTGTGCTTTGGCCTCCGCTTCCGCGTAGCCTAGTTCTAGCTTCGTATACCGAGCGGCTGCTAGACGATGCTCAAGGTATACTCCCCCAAAGAAGAGGGCTAGAACTAAGACGCCGTAGGCGGCTATACGGGCATAGACGGCAGGCACGGTAAGCATTTAACCCCCCCTCCACGGTTCTTGGCCGACGGGATAAACAGGCGGAGGGAACATACGGGCGTTCTGGTGGCCTATAAAGGCCGTGGTAAGGCCCGCGGCTATAAGGGCTAGTCTGACAGCCCTAGGACCCCACACCGGCCCCAGGAGGCTCCCAATGCTGTTTATCGTCTCGTGGTCGATGTAGGCCAGCACCCCGAGCCCAGCGGACACCCATCCCGTGATGCGGGTCTTGTAGGCGTGCCAACATTGGGGGTTAAGTAACATAGTATCCGTCTAGTAGCTGGTTGGCTATGCGGTTGGCTCGAGTCTCGTGCACCTGTCTAGCCCAAAGGGAGTTAAGCAAGTTGTTGCACGCGGATGGCCAGTTCTGGGCCTCGATAGCGGCCCGGGTGTTCAAGAACTTAAGCCAAGTCCCGGCGCCCATGTTGAACAGTATTTCTACTATGGCGTCCTGCCGAGCGGGGGTATCCAGCTTTGGCCACTCCGGTAAGGAAAGGGCAGCCATCGCCGCTTGATTAAGATCTACCGTTAGTAAAGCGGATGCGTAGTCGGTGTTGATCGCATATCCGGACCAATCGCGATTAGCGGCCAACTTGTGGCCGTAGCCTATAGTCCAAAAACCGTTGGTATCCCGGTACGCTACCGTGCGCAAGCCTTCGGCTTGCTTGACGTTCGCCAACAACTCCGGCGATACCGGCACTGTCAATGCCGCCCAATTAGCCAGGAAACAAAGGTAGTGATTCCTGCAGTCGCGGCGGCGACGAAGCTGCTTACGGCTATTAGCGTCTTGAGGGAGCCCTTAGACTGGGCTACCACATCAACCAGAACGTCTATCTTCTTCTCGATCTGCTCGAGCCGGCGCTCCGTGGAATCCATGCGCGCCTCGAGCCTCCCAATGTCTTTTGTTACCCCGGTGGCCATTACGCGAGGTACCCGACGAACTTTATATTGAGCACCTGCCCGTTCGCCGGGAGCGCCGTCGCAAAGTTGACGGCGGCGCCGGTGAGCGCGTTGACCAGCCGGATCTCGGGGCGCTGTTCCGAGGTGCCGTTCACGTTGCGACTCGCGAGGCCGCAATACACCGTGTAGGCCGCGACGTTGCCGGTGTACTGCTCGATGAAGGCAAACATGTTGCCCTTGCCGGCAATCTGAGCGTTGGTCACGTTCAAGACCAGCACCGAGAGCGAGCCCGAATACATGCCCGCCGCGACACCGCCGAATCCCACCGTCGACGACACCGTCGGCAGGGCCGCGGGCGTCGTGGTGTTGCCCGTGAGCTTGTTGGCGTAGGCGGCGGTCGCGCCCGAGGTGCCCGACTCCTCAATCGCGACCTGGAGCGTCCCCGAGGCGTTCGAGATCACGATGGTGAAATTCTGGTGCTGCTGCTCGTCTATGCACAGCCCGTTGGGCGAGTCTGCGGATACTCCGCCCACGAACTGATTTAGGTATCTACTGTCTCCCCACACGTGGTTAGACGCCCACGTACCTAAGTATCCGTTCTGCGGCGGCCACAAGTGGTTGCCGTCTGAATCGTTGTGGGTGCCGGTGTAGGGGGTGACCGAGGAGTTCTGCGCGGCGTGGTAGTTCGGGCCCACCTCGGAGCTGCCCAAGTTGGTCACGTAGATGTCGGCCGAGGCGCCCGAGTTCTCGCGGAAGTAGTTGCCGTGTACTTTAATGCCGTAGTGCTTTGCTCCGCCTCCGCCAAAGCGGAGGGAGCTACTGCTTCCAGCCATGTCTGCGCCGAAGTAGTTGCCGCTGACTACGCCCGCGGAGCAAGGCCCTACAGCGCCGGAGCCGAGCGTGAGTATCAGAAAGTCTATATTTGCCTCTCCGGTACCGGAGCCGCCTAGACCGTTCTCCATCTCGTTGCCGGTGATCTCAAATGCGCTGGCGCCGCAGATGCGAATGGGAACGGCCGCGCCGTTCAGGTTGTTGTCCCTGAAGTAGTGATCCGATCCGCCGTCATCGGCGATGCTGTTCGATCCGCTGCCGGAAATGTTGAACTGGTTACCGTGTACAAAAATGCTGTTTGTAAATCCGACCGCTTGGCCAGCTGTCCGGTCTGCACCGTTAACTATCCACAGGTTGGCAGCGTTGGACGGCCCCGAGTTCTCTAGAATGCACTTTTCAATGTTAACGACTTCCGTGCCGTCAAGAATGATCCCGTACTTGAAAGTACCGGATACGTGCGTTGATATGATGTTGTAGAAGGAAAAGCCGCACGCGTTTATCTCGATGCCGGCTGCCGTGGATGAGCCCACGGACGTGGTTATCTTTACCTTCTCAAACGACACCAAGCCGTACCCGGAGCTATTCGGTGTTGGGCTACCTGGGGTCGTCGTGTTGTTGGTGATCCGCCAAGCGGAGGTAGCGGCGGACCCTGAGTAGTTGAAGATGGACGCGTTGTAGTGGTTCCCGAGTATGTTCAAGCCAGTGCCTGACGTGGCGAACAGTATTTGGGAGGCGTGTACACACGTGCCGCCGGGGTGGTAGATGAAGCCTAATCCGGCAATCGCTACCTTGATAGCGCCGTTGATGGCCGCTGTGTCGTCTGTGGATCCGTCTATCTTGGCGCCGTACCTGCGCAAGTCTCCCGGCGCGTATTGGAGGTTGGTCGGTGTAATGCCGGCCGCTATCTCTATAGTTGTCTGCGGGTACAAGAGCGCGCCCAGGGACGCGACTGTTAGGAGCGGGGCCGAGATCTGGTCTACCGTCCATATCGTATTGCCGAGGGAGTCTTGGAGGACGAATTTATAGTATTGTCCTGGCGTAAGCCAAACGTTAGCTTCGCCCCGCGCATTCAAGATAACCGGGTTGGTATTCGGCGTGCCGGCGGTATTATCCGTATACGTAGCCAACGGCGTCGAGGTACCGGCAGCGTAGGTGTAGAGCTGGCCAGAGGCTAGCGGGTTGCCGTTGTTGTCCCACGCGCGGAATACGGGGAACGGAGCAAGCTGGGTTACGTTGTTGGTCATTTATGACGACAGCTTGTAAGTAAATGTTATGTAGAAGTTTCCCGAGGAGTCGCTTAAGCCCTTAGCGCCGGAGGCGGTCCACCCCGAAGAGCTGCCGTTCTTGTAGAAAGTGAAGTTGACAGTCGTACCGGACCCGGGGGCCACAGTCGCGACTTGCGCGTAAACGCTCGCGCCGGCGTCTTGGGCCGCAGGAATCATGACGTACTGCTTCGATGCAGGTTGGATCGCCGCTAAGTTCACCGTGCCCGTGAACGTGGTTGCGTTGCTTGTGTAAGCGAACGGTTGCACGCGGATCATGCACGTATCGCCAATAACTGTGTATTCGCAAGGTACGGGCGAAGGTGCGGAGAACCCTGCCACCGTCAGGTTAAAGCTTCCCGGCTGCGGCAACATGAACGGCGACTCGATCAACAGCCAGTTGCCGTTGAAATAAATGATACCGTTAAGAGCTCCACCGACGATCATTCCGGCGCTCAACGTCATACCGTTGACGGTTTGAATATTAACTACGCCCAGCCCGTTGACGTTGATTGTTGAGTTGCCGTTGTTGGTGTTCGCGGCAATAAAATAAATTATGATACCGTTACTGAGACTCGTAAAATTGCTTGTGAAGTTTAGGACGTAAGCGCCAGCGGTGCCGGTGTCTGTTCCGCCAAAGAGCGAGATAAGGGCGTTATTAACAACTTGGTCTACGGTCCAAATCGTATTGCCCAACGAGTCTTGGAGGACGAATTTATAGCTGACGTTCGGCGTCAACCACAGGTTGCACTCCCCTCTGCTGTTCAGGATTATAGGATTCGTGTTGGACGTGCTGCCCGTGTTATCGGTGTAGGTAGCAATCGGCGTCGAGGTGCCGCCGGCGTACGTATAAAGCTGGCCGTTAGCCAAAGCATTCCCGTTATTGTCAAAGAACTTTTGAACGGGGGTCGGGCTTAGGGTAGTAGTCGTCATTTATGTGATCTAGTGCGTGCTTTATTTATCTATTAGACGTATAGTTGATGCGTACTAAGTAAGCGGGAGACGACGGTGCTAAAGACAGTTGCGGCGGTGCTTGGTGGGATGCTGGCGGCAGCAACCCCCGCAGTGGCGGGGGAAGACTTCGCCAAGCTGGAATACGGTTATATCGGCCTGGCGGCCGCGGACATGCTTACGACGTTGGACATCAAGCACCACCCGCATCTGCAAGAAGAGAACGCGATCCTAGGGCCGCACCCGTCAGATGCGAAGGTCGTCGCCTACTTCGCCGGGACAACCCTGCTGCACGCTTTGATAACTAAAGAGCTGGTTGCGGGGGATGTACCGGCCCCGATTATCCGGGGGTGGGAGTACGTCACGATTGGTATGGAGGCGGGGTGCGTCGCCAACAATCTTCGGATAGGCTTACGGTTCAGCTTTTAAACAAAGGAGGCTATATGCGATATTTAACGTGGCTAGCCGCTCTGCTCTGCTTCGCGCTCGGTGACTCGTGGAGCGTTTCCCTAGGATTTATTTTCCTAGGGTTCGCTCTACTCACTTCGCGAGTTGGTCCTCGCCGTACTTAGTGCCTGCTGCCTGTCCGGCCCGCTTAAGTACGTTAGTGCCAACGGTGGCCGCCTTGCTGTTGGCCAAGCCGGTAAGGAAGTTCACGGCCTTCGGGTTTTCTACTGCAGCCCGCGCTATGGCGGGGGCTGCCACGCCTAGCGCGGCGTACTTTGCCACGTTGCCCACCTTGATGTGACCCTGCTCGTCTCTATCTAGCAGCGCGTCTGCACCGCCGCCTATGGCGGCCATGCCGGCCAGACGCTGCGCGGTACCAGAGCTGGCAGTCTTGGTGTTGCTTAACACGTTCTTGCCGGCAACCGCCAGGTTGTACAGGCGTTGGTCGCCCTTTCCGTACACGGTTTGTGAGGCGTTGGCCTTGGTGTCGATTCTATTCGCCAGCATGGCTGGAGACACGTCGTTGTTGTCGTTGACTGCGCCCTCAATTTGTTTCAGGGCGCGGTATTGCTGCCTGGCTGTCGTTAGCGCTTGCAGGTCGTCTGGGCTTGCGGAGCGCTGCAACCCATTATCCAACACAATGCGAAGTTGCCTGGCCCAGTGGCCTAAGGCTTGGTCAGTACCGCCAGACAGTCGGTCCAACGATCCCTTAATATTTTGATAAGCCTTCCCGTCTATCTCGCCGCCGTTAGAGGCGGCTTTGTCCAAGATGTTGTCTATCTGCTTGTTGATAGGCCCCATCTGTGCGTCCGAGAGCTCGCCGGTGGCTCCGGCGTGAACCTGCGTCAGATCGTTCTGTAGTTGATCGTCAAACTTTATGGGGTTGCGTTCGGCTACGTCGTCAAACACGCCTCCTATGCGCGCTCTAGCCGCGGCCAACGTACTTGGGTCGGCTTTGCGCGAATTTTCTCCGATCTCAGACAGCACAGCCTTGTTAAAGGCCTCGGCTTGTTCCTGCGGCAACGCAGAGTGGCCGACAAGCGGGTTATCCGCGACAACGTTCTTAAGCGTTTGCGCTGCTTTCGATCCTGTACTTTGCGCCAGGTCTAGGGGCACGCCAGCATTACGCAGCGCGTCTATGTGCTGCGCCATAGTCTCAGTCAACGCGCTTTTAACCGGCTGTATTACCTTGCCGGCTAGCGCTCCTGCGCCGTAGCCTAGTCCCCCGCCTATTGCACCGCTTATGGTGTTTCCTGCGCGGCTTTCACCAGTTGCAGTAGGCTGCGCCCCAGCCAGTAAGGCACTACCCGCTACCGCGCCGGCGGCGCCCTCTGGGGCTACAGCTAACATGGCGGCTTGGCCGCCCATGTTGCCAAGCGTACCGGCAGTAGTAGCCATGAGAGGCGCGTCACGCTTCTTGGTTTCGTCTACCTCAGCTTGCGTCTTTGCCAAATCGCCATCGCTGACAAGACCAAGCTTGTGGCCGAGCTGCGCCACCAACTGTTTTATCCCCGTCCCAGTGTCTACGAAAGCCTTTCCGGCGCCCGCGAGGACCTTGTCTGTGGTTGACATGCCTTCGGTCGGGTCATAGACCTTGGCCGCTGGTGCGGCCTGCTGGGCGGACACTAAGTTGTTAAGGTGCGCGTCCGGATCGAATGCTGGCTGCTGTGCCGCCGTCTGCTCTGCCAGATAGGCGTCTGGGTCGAAGTCAGCCATTATCGGCTACCAAATTCTTTAATCGCGGCCCGCGAGGCCGCCATGTCTTTGGGATCTATGTTGTGGCTCTTGAGGTATTCCGACGCCTCTTGTGGGTTGCGCATCATGCCGTACTCGAGCGCTTCAATAAGATGCGGGATGTTGCGGAAGTCGGCCTCATTCTTTGCCAACACTGCCGGGTCGCTTGTCTTGGCTTGGATGGCTGCATACATCGCGTTAGCCTTCTCGGTGGCCAGCGACTGGCGAACTACGCCAAGCAGCGCCTTGTTGTCCAGCGACGTGGACGGGCTTCCGTTATGCGCAAGCTCCCGCGCGGCATCGGTGCCGCCTAGGCCGCTCTGTGTGGCCCTTTGGGCCTCAAACCGCGCCAGGTTCTTGGTCAATGTGTTCATGTCATCTGCGCCCTGCGTGTCTATGCCTAGGCCGGACATGAGATTCTTGAGGCTCTTGACGCTTTCAAAGTTAGCGCCAGTGTTCGGTGACTGTGGGGACTCAAGGATGGCCTTGGCCCTACTAAGAGCGTCCTGCGCGCCGACTGTGTTGTTGGCTGCGGCCTGCGCTTGCTGCACTCGATCCGTTACGCCAGCAGCCGAGCCCTTGGCGCCAATTTGCTGGGCCGTCGTGGTGTTGGCCGCGCCGGCAATGGGGGTGACGCCACCGTGCTCGCTTATAACGGCTTTCTGTCCTGTGCCAGCATCGCCGATCTGCTTGACGTCGTATGCCGGTCCCGTAGGCGTCTGCGACCCAGTCACATCGCTTGTGGCAACCGGAGTTGCCGTCGTGCCCTGTGTCCTGACCCCCGGCGTAACTCCGCTCTTGCCGGTGTATGTGGCTAACTCGCCTTGAATGATCTTGGCCCGTGCCTGCGCGGCTTGCGCCACGCGGGTGGCAGTCTGCTGCGGAGTCTCGCCCGGGTTCGGGGTGATGGCCCCCGGGTCCGGGAGCATCGGCAGCGACTTGCGCACCCACGTGGCGGCCCCGGCTAATGCCGGGTCTTGGTCCGGCAGCTTATCTATATCCGCGCCTATCTGCGCATTAGGCGCCGTGTTAGCCGCGTCACTGTACGGCAGAAGCGCCGAGACTGCGAGCCCGCGCTGCTTGCTGTTCAAGTCCATTACTTCGGAGCGCAGGTTAGTCTGAAGGCGCTTACCCTCGAGAATGTGGTTGTTGACGGATTGGCCGTAATCCCCGCCAATGGCTAGCAGGTGCTTTCCGCGCGTGTCGTCATCTACGTCCGCGTTGTTCGGATCGGACAGGTACGCTTGTACGTTCTGTCTCTGCTGGTTGGCCAACGTGTCGTTTGACGCATTTGCGGCTGCACTCTGCTGCGTATATTGACCAGTCTGTAGGGCTTGCTTCTGGCGTTGCAAGCCAAGCAACCCATTGATCGTGTCAATGGGGTTGTTAAGCTGCACGGACTGAAGCGGGGGGGCGGATATGTCGGCCATTATTCAAATCCTCCGGTACACCCGGTTATTACTGCTGCCCTATGACGTTGCCTGCACCGCCGTACAATGCCCCGGGCCCGCCTGCGGCTGCGTTGTAGTAGTTGGGGTCGCCGGTGCCGCCTCCGCCGTAGGCCGAATACAGAGCCCCTGTCGTGCCGGCGTTGCCGACAATCCCGGCTATGCTCGTCCCTTCGTTGGCAGCTATGTTGCCTTGGGCAACTGAAGCTTGCGCCGCCGTCCCCGCGAGGTTCGCACCGGAGGTCGCCTGTTGGCCTGCGGCGTTCTGGCCGATAGTAGCGACGCCCGCCAAACGTTGATACACGTTTTGCTGCTGAGTCTGGTACTGGTTAAACGCGTTGTTAAACGCGGTGTTAGCTTCGGATTGATTGTAGTCCGTCAAGCCCGTAAGGGCTGCACCTGACAAGGCGCCTTGGCCGGAGGCTGCGCCGTTGAGCACACCTTGCCGCCCTTGCTGCAACTGGAACTGATACGCGGGGGATAGGTTGTGGAAGTCTTGGATGGTGAACGGGGCGTTCAAGGAGCCGTAGCCGCCAGCGGAGCTGGTTACGCCAGTCTTCGGGCCGTTGCCCAACAGATAGTTGAGTTGGCTCTCTGCTTGGTCACCCGACTGCACATACGGTTGCTCCTGCTGTTGTATGTACTGGTTCTCATTCTGCGCGATGTTCTGCGCATTCTTGGCCGACCCGGCGGCCTTGCTGGCGCTGTAGGCCGTGGCGCCCGCGCCGATTACCGCAGCCGCGCCGATGGCTGTTGCTACGCCGGTCATTAGGCGGCACTCTCAAACGTAATTAGTTCTTTCACTTGTCTACCTAGTGCGAAGAGTTTTTCAGCCGGCTCAAATGCGGCGGCCTCGAGGGCCTCTACGTCGCGTGAATTGTCTGGGTTCGGGTGGACCGTTCGGCACACTACGTCCGTCAAAATGTAGGCCACGGCGTGTGCGCCGGGGTTGGTGTGGATCTCACTAAACCCCTTGAAATAGTGTTTGCCGTCCGGGGTGATCAACACGGCTTCACCGTCTACCAATTGCACGGCGTGACCGTGAATGTGCTCTCTGCCGATGAACAACGTGTCCTTTGGGATACGCATCTCACGGATGTATTTACCATCCTCGAAGATGTGCTCCACCGGGCACGATGTCTGCTCTAGCTTCTGGAACTCATGCGCTAACAGCGCTACTTTGTTCTTCCACGTGAGGGCTGGCAGATTGTCCCAAGTAGGTACTTGTAGCTGCATTTTTAGCTTTCCACCGTTCCGCTTGGAGTTTTTGAACACACAAGATGTGCTCCATGTTCTTATTGAGTTTCTTGAGCTCCGCCAAAATCTCAGCTTGGACGTCCAAAAGGGCGCGGCCTTTACTGCAAGTAGATCGTGGTTACGTTGCCCGCGGCCGGGGCTGTCGTGTCCGAGACGGCCGCGGAACCCGCGGTAGCCCACACCCACAACTTGCCTACGCCGACAACCGGGTTGGAGATATCTACGTTGCTAGTGCCTACGGCCGGGGCCGCAGCGGCTCCCGGGCAGGAGAGCGTGATAGACGGCACGGTAGTGCCGGGGACCGGGGCCAAGCCCGTCTGCCCGTCCCACCAAAGGCGGATGAACAGCCCCAACGTGGTGGAGTTGTTGTTGATAGACGCCCCGGCAAACTTGTTGCTGGAGCCGCTACCGACTTCCACCGGGGTGGTGTTAGCCGCTGTTACGAACACAAAGGGAGTTGAGTTATACATGGGGTAGGTTTATTGCCAAAGAGGTATGTAGTATGTGGTGTTGCCGATTACTATAGGAAGCCAAGCGGTAGGTGCAGTAGTTGCTGTACCTGGCTTATTGGTTGCAGAGAATGTAGCAGTGTGCGTGCCAGTGGTTACGTTGGCGCCCGCTATGAATTGATACACTGCCTGGAAAAAGAAGTACCACGGCCGGGACGTTGCCCCTTTATCGTCCGCTATCGGTTGGTTGAATGTCGGGATACGAGGTTGGTTAGCCATTAGCCGCCTCTTCTTGATTCTCGGCAAACAACGTCGCGCCGATTACATCGCGCGGTACAGGGTCCGTGAAATTGAGTTCGTATATACGATCCCGGGAAGCCCCAAGGCGGTTCCACTTAGCGCGATTCTTGGTATACCCGGCTGCACCGATAGACTGCCAATGCTCGTTTGACCACGTGAATCCGCCGTCATCCGACCACCTTAGCATCGCCTCCGGCGTAGATCCTTGGCCTGACTGCACCCCTACGCCAGGGGTAAACTCGACTTGCAGGGATGCGTGGAAGATGCGTTCGCGGTTCGACTTGTCCCAGATTGGTTTAGCCCTGCGCTGGGACTTGAGTACGGACCCGTTGTCCGTGTAGTAAGCCCGCGACATTTGGTGTATCTGCCCGGTCTGGTAATCCCCGACCAAGCGTAAGTTCTGGAAGTTCATAAAGCAGTTACCGCGGTGGCGGTGAAACTGCCCGGTTGCCGAGTTGTACGAGGCGCGTTGGTGCCACGTCGGTTTGCCGTAACCTTCCGACGCCGTCATGTCGTAGACCCACGTAACATCAGCGGTCGGGAACGTCAGGACGTAGAAGACATGTCCACCCTCTTCGTAGACGTAGCCGATTGCATCGGATACCAACGGGTAAGACGCTATGGCGGTCTCTATCGCGTGGTTAGAGATGCGGTCAAACGCATATTGGTTGGTTTGAACGACTACGTTCTGGCCTTGCTCGTTCTGGGCTAACCACACCAAGCTCGGCCCCATGCGCGATATCGAGTGTTGGGCGGAGCACCCAATCTGCGGCCCCACGGCCGGCACCCTTGAGAAGCTAACGCCTGTAGAGTTGCCGGCGTTGTACCAGACTTCCGAGGTTCTCTCACCAATTAGCCACAGCTCGCGATCATTCTCAAACAACGTAATGAGGTTGTCCGTGCTCGAGTCCTTTAGGGCAAACGACGTACCGGGGAAGTTAATGGTGTACGGGGTGGGCCCTGTCGTGAAGAACGTTCGCGTAGCGGGTTGATTGAATATCAACCACCCCTCAATAAAGGCTATCCGGCTTGCGCCCAAGAACCCGGGATCTGTGAGAGTACCAAACTGCGGTATAGATAGCGTGATGGTTTCTGACGCGTTGGAGCCCGTCGCCGTCTTTGATATGGCTAACGCTGGAAGGGCGTAGTTAATGGAGCTTATGTAAGTGCCGGCCTGTATGAATCCGGAAGTATCCGACAGCGTGGCCGTAGTAGAGAGCACCAGCCCGCTAGGGAGGGTGCCGGGCAGAGACAGCGTACCGCTCGACAGTGCTACTCCGCCCGTGAACTGCACCGTGCTAGGCCCTAGCATGTTGTAGTAGTACGCCGTGACTGTACCATCTACTATGATGGCGTAGCCGCCCTCGCCGTTGAATATGACGCCGTTGTCGCGGATGCACACTGGGCCGGAGTTGGTTTGCATAGTTCCGACTAACGTAGTCGCGAACTGCGCTATTTGTGTAGCCGTTGCCTGCGTGGTAACGGTCACTAGGTAGACGTTGGCCCCCGCTACTACGAGCGCGGTGGCACCGCCAGGGAGCGGCCACATGCCGCGTATTTGGCCGGTCGTGGTCGATATGATCGCATTGAGACCGGGCGCGCCTAAGAGCGCAACTACCTCTTTAGCGCCGTCTACTTCGGCGATCTCGGGATACCAATTGATGCAGTTTTCCGCATCTTGGAGAACCATGGCCGCTTGGTATGACGGCCCGACGAAGCCCGGGTCGTAACCCTTGCTAGCCATTTAAATGAAGCCGCCACTGAGGATCCACCCCGCGTCATTGCGCCGGCCGCGGACTATGTCGGTATCGTAGAAAGCTTGGACGGTCGGCGTGGAGTTGAGGGACTTGATGACCTTCAACGACTCGTCAGCTTGACGTTGCAGGATTGCCGATACCGGCTTGTTGTATTCCGGGGCGAGCTCTACCGCTAGATTCTTCTTGAGCGCGCGGGCGTAGCCCTGCGGCAAGTTGATGCTTTGGTTCAGGGTAGTGAAGTCAGTAAAGATCGTATCCGTGAACAAGTGGAGCGCACCGGCTCCGGATGGGTTGGGGTAGAAATAAACGTTGCCATATGGATAAGTCGGGTTATACCACCCGACGATGGGCCACGGACCTTGTAGCCCCTTAAGACCAATAGCTGTGTATTTGTCTCGTCCACCCTCGAAATCGATAGGATAATCAAGGCCGGTCGTTCCACTCGTCGTGATGCGAGTAAATGAGTTGGTGATACGTAACGGACGCGGAACCGCGAAGTTGCCCGGGGTCGTGTACGTAATCGTGTCCGGGTTGGTGGCCGGAGTAGCGGAAGCGTTGGCCGACATGATTATCATGTTCGGCATGCTCGCTAAGGCAGTAGGCGAGCCCGTTAGGGCGCCGGTCCAAGTGACCGACGCGGAAGCGTTCGTGAACGTAACCGAGCGTTGCTCGCCGTCCGAGAATGTAACTATGTTGGAGCCGGTGACATACGGCCACGCGGCAGCGCCGCCGTTAACTGATGCTAACGTCGCCGCGGTGCCTGTTGGGGCACCTGTGAAAGTAATTGGGATGCTGACGTATAAGGCGGTAGTTCCCGAAGGGATTGCGCCGCCCAAGTCAGTCAAGGTAGACCCGGCCGAGGCTGTAGCCGAGGCTTGCAGTACGCCGGAGGGGAGCGGGTTGACTGAGGTGATAGCAGGGCTACCGCCCGTAACCGTACCCGTAAAAGTACCCCCGACCGGGTTACCGATGGTGTATTGGTACTGGCCGGGGGTAAGAGAAAGGATGTTTTCAACCACCGAATAGACCGTCAAGTGCTCGATTGACCAGCTCTCCAACAAGTCATTGAGCACCTGCAAGGCATCCGCACTGTCACCCGCGGACGGGGTTTCCCCCGCCGCAAGGACATTCAGATTACGCAAAGCCCCGGTGATGAGGTCTTGCGCACTACTCGATATTGTAGACATCTAGTATTACGAAATTGTCTGCGGAATGACCGAGACGCCAAGGTTGGCGCCGTCAACACGGACCACTTCAAGCAAAGCTTGGACAGTGCCGGACGAAATGCCGGAACCGTCGCTGCTCCACGTGGATGTGATCGTGTTTAAAGCAGAGACGTAGATATTCTCCAACGCCAAGTGGGCGGGCAGTCCCAGCACAGTCCACGAGATGCAATCAAGCGGCTGTAGGCCGACGATTGTTTGGGTAGTGCTAACGATGCCACCAGCGGGAATAGTCGGGTACGAGAGAGCTGGCACGTAAATAACCGTGTCCAGCAACTCATTGCCGGCCGCTTGTAGGAATTTACCAGGCATGTTTATTTACTCCTTGAAGGAACCCCGGCCCTTGCGGACCGGGGAAACCTGGTTAGTTGCTGGTAATAGACGACGGCAAGGACGAGAACGTAGCCGGAGTAACCGACGCGCTCTGAATGAACCGCGCAACCGTCACCAAGTAGTAGCCAGCAGCCGGAGTCGGCGTGCCCGCAGTCGAGTTGGTGAAAATCACGTAGAACTTGTCCAAAACCACCGGATCGACGTAAGCACCGCCGATTCCGACGCCCGCCGTCTGCGCGCCCGAGAAGTTGACCGCAAGGATCACGTCGCCCGGCAGGATGCCGGTTGCACCAGTGGTAGGAACGATGGTGCCGTTGGCGCCAAAGTTCTCCGTGGTCGTGGTCGAAGCAGTCAACGCAGTCGGGGTAACGCTGATAGCAATGGTCTGAATCGTAGCGAGGGGGCTACGCACCGGGACCGTATTGATGGTCACTTCGCTAGAAGGACCGGCATTAGTAAAAGCCATTTTATAGTATCCTTATAGTAGTGATTACGATGCGATCTTGACGGCGAGCTCAGGGTAGAGCGAGGCCCAACCGTAGAGGACGTCAAAACGTGTCGGCAATGCGTCGTTGTTGATCGTGTATTGACGGACAACGCGGAAGTTAATCCCCGCCTCTTCGTCAACCGCACGAGCAGCCATATCGACACCACCCGGCAGATCAAGGTCAGCAAACGCTAGCGCAAGCGCGTCGCGATGCATCGCAATGTTCTGCGGCGAGACGATGCCGGCCGACGCACCAGCAGCGGAGCCCCACACCTGAATAGCCGCGTTAGACGCAGGCTGCGCGGTGATGTTCTGGAACTGGCCACCATAGCAACCGACGTTCTTGACCGAGAAGTCAAGCAAGCCGCCAGCGGTCGAGCTGTAGACGCCCGTTGCGCTGTTGTACGTGCCGTTGGTCAAGGTCGTAGCAGGCGGAATCACAACAAACTGACGCTGGCGGCTCGAGCCGTAAGCACCACGTGACTGCGGGTTAGCAGCAAACACACCGGTAACGGTGATGATGTCGCCGACAGTCAAACGCGGGTTTGCACTCGCGGTCCAACCAGTCGTCTGCATCGTGCCCGTTGCCGCCCAACCCGTGGAAAGCCACGCGCTGGAAGTGTTGTTCGCCAAGGTCGGAGTACCGCCCTGCGCGCCAACGGTGTACGAGACCACGTTCTGATCCATGTACCAGTCGAAGCCGGCAAAGTTCTTAGCGACCATGCCTTTTTCAATCTGCTCAGAAATGACAGACTGCGGGTTGAAAAGACCCTTAACGGAGTCTTGCGCATAAGCCATGCTGAACGGATCAAGGATGACCACGCGATAGCCATCGCGGGGAGCCGCTTCCGCGTCAAGCACCGCACCCGCGAGGGTGAAGTTCAAGAACGAGGCCGGCGGCGAGCCGGGAGTACCAACCGCGTTCGGAATGTTCTGGTACGCATACACCGCGCCGTCGCGGTCAATCTTGTTGGCAACCGTGGCCACGGCCGGGCTGATGATGCGCTCTTTGAACAAATCGACTGAGGTCGCCAAGTCGGCAGTCGTGAACTGCACGTCAACGTGGAACTGAGTCGTCAAGGTGACGGGGATATACGTCTCGTTGGTATCTTCGACGTTCAGCGCGGGGCCGGTCGTGCCGATATAACGGGGCGGTTTGCGGACGTTAACCGTGTAACCAATCTTCGCGCCCGAGAGGGCGAATTGATCGGCGTATTGACGGTTCACGTGACCCGAGAGGCACAGATCGTTCTCCAAAACCATCAAACCCTCGTTTGTGATTTGGGAGATAGTGAGCAAATTGTTGGCGATTGAAGTCTCGTTATTGCCCAGTTAAGGGCGTTGAATGTTGTATTTTTCCTGAGAGAATCATTGATACCAGCGGCCGACTAACGCCAAAGTAATCGGCGATTTCCTGCTGAGTTTTCCCTGTTTTGCGTAGATCTTTAATTCTTTCACCGTCAGTAGAATTCAACTTCTGCCACGGTGTTCCGTTGCGCCAACTGTGTCGGCGCTTGGTAACCATGTCAGCAGTGTTCTGCTTCGGGCTTCCGATAAATAAATGATCGGCGTTTACACAGGAGGGGTTGTCGCAGCTATGGCACACCAGGATTTCGGGAGACAGGTCTCCCCGTTCTAGTGCCCAAGCCACGCGATGCGCGGTTGTATAGGCAGAGTTACTTGCTCTTATAGCGCCGTAACCGCCGCGCGTTTTAGTCCCAAGCCAAGGAATGCAATCGTTCGCATCTGGCTTTCCACACTTAGCAGCAAACCGTTTAGATAGCGTTTTGCTTGCAGTTGATAAAAACAACCCAGGGCTATTAATAGTCACTCTTTAGCGCCTCCCCCGTTGCCGCATCTGCTCAAGTCGTTGTGACCTGTAGTCTTTGAATGACATCGGCTTGGACATGTCCGAGGACACGACGCCTTGCGCGTTGCCACTCAATTTAGGCGGGGGGGGTGGTGCTTTAGATGTTTCTAGTAGGGGTGTAGTAGACGTCTTGGCCGAAGCTTTGCCGTCTTTCGTGTACTTGAGTTCCAGTTTGCCGAGCTCTAGGAGCGCCTTGGCCGGAGTAAGCGCATAAATGCGCTTCTCGTCGTCCGGGTGTTTTCGGAGATGGTAAGCAAGATATGCACCGACCTCAGAGTCAAGGATTGCGGCCTTGACGTGTTCGGGCACGAACGGGGCTTTCTCTTCCTCGCGGCGCGCGCCCTCAATGACTTCTACGAAGTCCGGGAGGTCCGCTTTCGCTTGTTCGATCTGCGCCGCTAGGCGAGCGTTCTGTTCTTCGGCGGCTTTCTGGGCTGCAATGCGACCTTGCTCCGCGTTGAATTCCTTCAACGCTTGCGCGCGGTTCCACGCACCCCAATCCTTTAAGAACTCTTTCTGATCCGTATATTTCGTCGGGTCAGGCTCGACTGCTTCTTTTCTCTCTTCAACTACCGGAGCCGGCTTAGCCGTCTTTAACTCGGTTTCCAGCTCGCCAATGCGTCTCTCTGCGCGCAACCTCATCTCGTACTCGGACTCGGCAAACTCTTCTAGCTCGCGCTTTTCGCGCGTGAGTTCATCTATCCGGGGTTGGACGGGGTTGTTCTTCTTTTGCTTAGCTGCGGTCGGCTCTTGCTTGCCCGGGTCTACAGCATCGGAGATGCTTGGCGTTGTTTCCTTCGCCTCGACAACGGGGTTATTACCTTCTGCCCGTCTGTTGACGAGTTCGGTAATTTGCTCCGCTGTCTGTAGATCCGGAGACTTGATCTCCGCTCGCTCTGCAACGTATTCCGCTAAATTCGCATTAGTAACTGATTTAATCGCCATGGAAGGACTCCACGATTTTGCACCCCCACATGGTCAGGTGAGGTAACTGAACTTTCGCCGGAATCCCGCTCGTTAGGCGGGGGACGATGTAGGTTTAGGCTCTGAGGCCTGTAAGTCTTTTGCTTCCGCGTGGTCTATCGCGGACATTTCTTTGTTCTGGGCGTGGCCAACGTGTTGGCCTAGGATCTTGCCGGCAGTGTTGATCTCGGCAACGTCGCGCGCGGTGATGCTCTTGACGTGAGTGTCAAACCTAGCCGTAGCGGTCTTGAGCGTCGTGTCGTGGACCTTCGCACCAATCTCCATTTGGGTGCGCTTGGTCTCGCCCTCTTGCTTGATGTGCTCCAGTTGGTGCTTCGACTTGAGCTCGAGCTCAAACGCCATAGCTTGTTGGTTGGCTTGCTTGAGCTGCCCTTGGAGTTGGGCAATCATCATCTGCGCCTTAGGCGGCAGATCCGAGTTCGGGTCGGTTTGCGCCCCCGGGATGGCGGCTTGCAAGCGGTCTGCAATCTCGTCCGCACCCTCCCAATCCATGCCCCGGACGATCAAGTCGCCGGCTACCTTGCCGGTCATCTCGCCCAACGGCGTGGCCAACAGCTCTAGCTTGGCCTCTGTGGACTCTTGGCGGGCTGTCTTGTAACCAGGCCCCGTATCCATCGTAACGTCGTATCGGCCCACGGTGAGGTCATTCTTAACAGCAAGTATTGCACCCGTAACCGGGTCTTTCTGCTTCTGATTAATAGCGACCATTTGGGAGCGGCCGTCGGGCATCACAATGCGTTGCATGCGCTCCGTGTCGTAGATGTGCGGGATGAGGTCTACGATAATCTTACCTAGATGTCTAAGAGACCGCGTAAGGTTGTCGTAGAAGTCAAAGTGCGCGATATCGGCCAAACCTTGGCGTTGCCGGAGGGCTACGCCCGAGACAACCTCGCCTTGCTTGTCCATGTTCGGGTCGTGTGGCATACCCGCGACAGCCATGAAATTCGATTGGTTCGACGCGCTCCACTCTTGGAACCCAGCGCCCAACGGGGGCGGGTTTTGGCGCATCGGGGGCGGGTTCGGGGTGCCATCAACGTTCTTGGTCGGGGTGTACTCGAGCCCGACTATAGACTTGCGGTTAGCGTCCCGCCAAGCGGCCTCGTGGCCATCCATGAATCCCTCGGGGCCCAACCACGGTGCCCGGGGCTGGAGCGCGTAAGCTTCAGTCTTCGCCGTCTCGGAGTAGTTGAACATACGGGCGGGGTCGCGTAGGTCGCGGACCATGCCCTTAAGCTTCACCTTACCGTTAACATCGAGCATCCGGCCGTAGACCGGGACAATCGGGATGTAACGCCCCGGCCACGTGCCGTAGGTAAGGATCTTAGTCGCGGTGCAGAGATACCACTTGACGGTCGGAACAATAGTGTCCCGCTCATCGACAACCACGACCCCAGCGCGCCCAAAGGCGCCTTTGTCAAACTTCGACTTGAGCATCGTCTGCTTGTTCGACAGACGGACGACCTTGTCTTTCTTGTGCTCGATTCGCCAATACTTGGCGACGCGGATTTCCTCTTTGTTCGACCAATTGGCGACGTTGTCGCCGGCACCCAAGAACGTCCACCCGGACGGGTCGAGTTGGCCGTATTTCATCCGGTACTCGTCCCGGCGCATAAAATCCGACTCAATCACCCACTGGGCGTCAGAGCCGTCAGGCATCTGCGATGCCGGGTCGAAGTAGATACGGAACGGGTTACGGTGGGCCTCAATCTTTATCTCTTGGTCCATCGAGTCAAAGTCGATGTAATCGGTGGTAACACCGATGTAACCAAGGCCACCCGTTATGGCGCAATCAACCCCGGTGTCGTAGGCGTAGTCCGCCCCGGAGATGTTCTCGACGTGGCGTATGATGCCGTTGTAGACCTTCGCCGTGTCGGTGGTCGCTTGGTCTACCGGGTCCACCTTGATGCGAGGGCGGTTCTCACGGCAAGCGTTAGACACCCGACGCACCATAGCGTCAGTGAGGTTAACAGTAATACAGGGGCGAGCGTCCGTCTCACGGTCTCGCCTAATGTCCACCGGCCATTGGTCGCCATTGCGGAACTCAAAGTCTGTCAGCGCATCCGTGCGGTTAGAGGATTCCCACTCAATCGCGAGCTCGAGGCGCATGCGCGCCTCCCTGACGATATCGTCGTCGCTCGTAGCCGGTATTTCGGGGTAATCCATGTTTCTTTTAGTACGTAAATCCGGCTGTGCGGGCCAGCTCTTTGAGCTTTTCCGCGTGTTCGGCTTTGACTTTGTTGGACGCTTCGACCGCTTTAGCCTCGAGGTCCATGAAGGACGGGGGGCCGGGGGGCGTGTGCTTCAACTGCAAGTCGTCTACTTGCTTCTTAGAGAGGTCTTTCTTGAGACGCAGGGTGCGGTCTGACATTTAGCACCACGACCAGCGGGCGTAACTAACGTGCTTGTGGGTGGGGTGTTTGTGCCAGAATATGCCTAGCTTGGGGGCACGTCGCTCGAAGCTATCGGTGTTGATGTTGTAAAACTTTCGCTTCCACGGCATGTGGATGTAAAGATAACGTTCTTGAACAGGAACCAACTTTACCAACGTCGATCCGTCAACTTGGTGTTGCTTGTCTGCGTATTGGTATTCGTGCTTGCCTAGCTCGAGCATTAACCCATCCACGAAGTAGCGCCACCGGCGCGATAGTTGTCCACGAACCGCTTCTTACCGGCCTTGATCTTCGACTCCCGGCGCATCATGACGGCGTACCGTGTCGCGGACAGAAGGTCATCGTTCTCTTTGACGATAAGACCGTCTTTGCGGTGGTAGAGATTGAACTCCTCAAACCACTCCGATAGGTGGTTGAACACCTTCAACCGCCCGGTCTGCATCCGATCCAACATCTCCATGACGCCGGCCTCGAGGCCAGAGGACCCATCCTCGAACGTGGAGCGGAACGGCAGCATCTTGAGCCCCGAGAGGGCGTATTGGGCGGAGAGCTGCTCCCCCGACCCTTTGTCGTGCTGCAGACCGTCGTGGGGCCACGCCCACGGGACCCAATCCCCCCACGGCTTAACCGCCGCGGCAAACATCAACGGCGTTTGGTGTCTCGCTCTGTGGGCGTTGGTGACGTATAAAACGTCACTGTCCCTGTCCCACGCGAGAGATACGCCGGCTGATGGGTGATCCCATCCGAAGTCAAGACCATTGATCCTGGGCCAGTGGGCAGGGATCGCGAAGGATTCGACGCGGAGTTCGGATTCAGCGACGGGGAAGACTTTACCGGACCCAAGCTGGGGAATCCCTTTAGTGCGCGCCTCCCGCTCGTGGGCGGGGTAGGACGCAACAATCATGTCTATCTGTGCTTTCGAGTAGTGTTCCGCATCCTCGATAGTCATCGAGGTAACGGACGTACCCGGGGGTTTCTCTAGTAGAAACCGCTTGACCACCCCCGACATACCGAGGAGGGGGGTAAACGTCATCATTATGATGCCGGCGGTAGCGTTGGTACGCGTCAACCCTTCGGTGTAGATGTCTTCCGGGGGCTCTTCGTCAAACCAGATACCGTCGAGCGTCTCGCCTTGCCACTTCTCGCGGCCCTTTTCATATGACTTGAAAGCGAGATGGGATATTTCGCCGGACTCGTGTTTAACCTTGATATTGTCCACAAGATCCGGAGTACCGCGCGCCAAAGTGACATCAACAAGGCAATCCTTTGGAATAGACCCGGTGCCGTGGGCACCTGTACGACCAAGAAGGATCCGCTGCGGATTGTCTCTAGTACTCTCACCCGTGACTCCTGCTGCCCACCAATTCGTGGGGCGGTCCCACCGCTTGCCGGCCCACCACGCGGGATACCGTCCCGTGAGATGCATAGCTACTTCCATCCCGGCGCACCACGTCTTACCGACTTGGTTTGCCGCCATCAACATGCGCTCCCGGTTTAACTTACCGTGGAACTCCCTCTGTTTGATGTACGGACGGTAGTCAGTTAACCGTTTTAACTTCGCCCGCCTCTCCGCTTCCCTCGCTAGCTTCTTGAGCAAGTCGGCGGGGGGCAGCGTTGACGGAGAGTTGGGATTGGAGGAAAGCGATTCCGGCGGCAAGTTGGGCGTCACTCAATTCCTCGAGGGGGGCGACCTTCTCGACCTGTTTGGGCAAGAGGGAGGCCACGACTTTGATGTACGTACCGGGGTCTTTGGTTATCAAGTTGTTGATGGCTTCGACGCCGCGGGCGTCAAAACTCTCAGAGAGCGCGGTTATGAAGCTCTCCGAAACCTTGTTCCGCGACCCTTTGGGGCGCCCGGCGGGGTTGCCGGAGACACCTTTTTGCCACTGGGCAGCTTTGAACTTCTCGGGTTGGGCCTTCGGCAGAAGGCTCGTCGTTCTAACTTTCACTGACGATCATGGTCACGTCTTGTTCTTGGCAGATAACGTGCTCCTCGGTCCCGATAATCACGCGTGGAAAGTTGTACCCCCCGATTTCCTTCCCGCCCAGCTCCACCACATCGCCAACTTTGACTTCAGTCGGTCTAACTCGTCCGGTCTCTCCGACCTTGACGGCTTCCCCACGGGAATTTCGGTAGTACTTCTTGAGCCGATAACCAGGACCAACCGCCGTGACGGTTCCCCGGAGGGCCTTGCCTTCATGTACCACGTGAAGGACGGGCGATGTGATACCGGGGAGCGGCTTGACAAAGATACGGTCCCCGAGAGGCTTGATCGTGGCCGAGGGGGAGATGTATTCAAGTCGCTTTCTGTCGAGGGTAACGCCGGATTCTTGGATCTGGGGCATTAAGCTCGCTTCCTTTTACGCTTCACAAACTCGGTGTAGGCGGCCCTGACCTTCGGCCGCAACGCCGTGGCGGCCTCCTTCGATAACGGCTCCACGGGCGCCATAAAGCGCCCCAAGAGGTCCGCTATGGTCTCTTTCGGGTTAGGGATACCGCGGGGCATGGGGCGGGGGTTACTTCTCGCCGCCCGGCTTCGCGGCCTTGGCCGCCGTACCCTCGTTCGGCGCCTCACCCTTCGATGTGAAGTGGGCGGCCATCTCGGAGCGGTTCGGGTTCTTGACTTGGATCTCGTGGCGGAAGCCGTACGGAACGGAGCCTTGGCCGGAGGCCTCGACCTTGTTCACAGTGCCAGACGTCGTTGACGTGGCGGGCGGCTTGTACGGTTTCGCGGGAGCGCGGGACGGGTGTTTATCAACGGCCATGGGGGGTGATCTCTCTCGGTTTGAATGGTGGTGGAAAAGGAATCCCCGGCTTTATGGGCCGGGGCGGAGCTTTCTAGACAGCTCTCTTGAGTAAACGGGGGTTTATCCGACCGGGATAAACCGTGGTAACTTCGCTATATATAATATTGTTAAATGGACTTATATACAAAAAAACCGTAAATTTCAGGCACTTACACGGAAAACGCGGATGGTTGGGTATACACAGCTATACCCCCGGGTCGCCAATAGCCAAGGTAGGACCCCCTCCCGGGACCTCTTTTTGACTGGTGTATCACCATTGTAAGGTGATGCAATGTCAATCAGATCAAGGACATAGCGCACCACTGTGCGCCTTGTGTGTGCGAGTCAGGGGCGCTCGCTCCGTCTAACGCGCCTTGTGCGCGGAGGGCTGAGCCATCCATCTCAGCTAGCGAGCCATTTGGGGTGGCTGATGGGATTTGCACCCATGCGTCGGACGGTCACAGCGTCCTCCCTTAACTACTTGGGTACAGCCACTCCGAATGACTCAAGCCGCGCACAATAACCGGGTCTTACCTTTAGACGAACTTCGCCATTACCTGCGCCATAAATTACCCCGGGCGCATGCAAGCAGAGGCGCTACCGGGGTCTACATATGTGGGTCTATTGGGCCTGTAGTCACAGGCGTACCACGCCGCCCAGGCGTACCACGCCGTCCAGGCGCGTACTGTCCGACCGCGGCACCGGTCCGCCCTGCGACGGACACGGGATCGTAACCACTCCAGCGTTAGCCTCGGGCAACGCCTTCGACATAGCTACGGCGTCCCCTGGGTTCATGTGTTGGTCGCTCGAGAGCGCCCCGCTACCGGATACCGTCATGCCACCAAGCCACTGGCCGCAAGCCGTGACGCCGATAACGGCGATAGTGCTCTTGGCGAACGCGGCGCTAGTTGCGCCGTCCTTGCGGGATTGGTACATGGAGCCGGCCGCTAAGCCGGCGATACCGAAGATAACGGTGGAGACAAGCGCTAGTGCTACTTTCATAAGTATATATTATACCCCATTGATCTAGTATATGTCAAGGTAAAGGTATACTATATCTAGTATCCCCTAAGTTGGCGCTCAGGCGCCCA